CGCTCGTCCCTGACGATCAGGTGGTTGTGCTTGCCGAGGCGAAGAAACCCAAGCAAGCGAAGGCCGCGATCTTCGCGCTAATCGACAACCTCGCCGAGCTCGCGATCATCAGCGATCCGAAGACCGCGAAAAAGAACACGACTGCAGTCATCAACTCCCAGAACCCGGATCGTCTCGACGTGAAGGTGCCGGTGCAGATTTCGGGGAACACCGACATCATCAGTATCGATTTGGAATTCGGCTTCTTCTTCGGTCAGGCGCTCGCCGCGTAGTCCATCTGTCCGCACGCGCGCGCGCGCGCGACTTCCAACTCTGAAGGGAAAAGAACATGAGCACGTCAGTTGCGGGGCCGATCGAATCGGTTTCCATCAGGGGTCGTCTCTTCGCCGTCGCCGGCGATGCGAACGCGGAGCGAAAGCTCGGCGGTTTCGAGAACGAAGTTCAGTCGAACGGCAACGGCACCGTGCGCCTCGTGAAGTCGCGCGTGCCTTGGTCGGTCAGCGGCCTGGCTCTCGACATCAACGAAGATCGCTCGGATCAGCAGTTTCTGAAGGAGATCGCGGACTCGCTCGAGATGGTCGATATGGCCATCACCTTCGCGTCCGGGGTCACCTACAGCGGGCGCGGGCAGATCGTCGACGAGGTCCTCTTCTCGAGTGAGAACTCGACGGCAGAGGTTTCCCTCATGGGTCCGGGCGAGCTCGGACAGCAGTAAGGAACACGACAACGCACGGGGGCCTGAAGGAAGGCCAAGATGGAATCGAATGAGAAGATGACCGAAGCGGTCGCGCTCGCCGAGATCGCGCGCTTCGCGGAGGCAATGGACCTCGACCTCGACCCGAAGGGGATGGACGACGAGGATCGAAAGTCACTCGAGGTCGCCAAGCGAAGGCTCGTGAAAGCGCTTCAAGGCGGGCAGCTCGTCTTCGACGACAAGGGGCAGCCGATTTTCACCCCGACCGACGAAAAGGCCGGGGCGATCACGTTCAAGGAGCCCAGGGGCTCGTCGCTCATCGCGATGGATCAGCGAAAGAAGGATCACGACGTCGAGCGCATTTTCACGGTGATGAGCGAGGTCACCGGCAAGAATCGCGACGCCTTCGCCAACATGTCGAACCGCGACATCAAGGTGTGTCTCGCGCTGATGAACCTGTTTTTGGGCTGACGGTAGTCACGCCACTCGTGCGTTCGGGGGCGGACGCGTGGCTACCAAGGGACAGGAAGACCGGGCATACGACGCACCGACTGCCGGTCGTGTACGCGGAGATGCTCGGGCAGATCTGCCTCGACTACTCGACGCTGCCTGACCCGCGAACCCTCACGCTCGAGGAGATTCGATTTTTCTACAACATCAGTCGCGCGGAGCTGAAGCGACGAACGAAACCACAGCCGAAGAAGAAGTGACGCCATGGCGGGCAGGTTCTCGATCCAGGCGATCTTCAAGGCTCATGACCGCCTGACATCGGTCGTTGGTCGCGTCGAGGGTCGCATCGGCCGCCTGACGCGCAACGTCACGTCCGGGCTCCGCGATCTCGATCGATTCAACCAGCGGGTTCTTTCTGGGCTCGGGAGCATTGCAACCAAGGCGACGGCTGTCGGGGTCATCGTCGGTGGCATCGGCGTTGCCGGCCTGAAAAACATCGGCGAAGCCGGCGCGGACTTCGAGGAGGCAATTTCGGCTGTCGGCGCGGTGTCGCTGATGACGCGCGACCAGATCGCAGATCTGGAAAAGGAGGCAATCCGGCTCGGAGGAACGACCAAGTTCACGGCCACCGAGGTCGCGAACGCGATGGAGCTGATGGGCCGCGCTGGGTTCACCAACGCGGAAACACTCGCAGGCGTCGGCGGGATCCTCAGCGCCGCAGCGGCGGAGGGTGCCGAGATCGCCGAGACGGCAGGCCACGTCTCGAACGTGCTGAAAGGGATGGGGCTCGCGGCAGCAGAGTCGGCACGTGTAGCCGACGTGCTCACGCTCGCGAGCGCGCGCACTAACAGCTCGATCAGCTCGCTCGGCGAGTCGATGAAGAACGTCGCGTCGACGGCGCGACAGTTCAACATTCCACTGGAAGACACCGTCGCGTCGGTCGCGCTGCTTCAGGACGTCGGCCTCGACGCATCCGAAGCGGGCTCGGCAGTGAACACGATGCTGACGAAGCTCGCGGCGCCCTCGAAGGAGGTCGCCGCGAAAATGGCTTCCATGGGCGTCTCGTTCAAGGACTCGCAGGGGAACATGCTGCCCTTCGGGCAGGTGCTCGAGCAGCTCTCGATCGCGCTCAAGAAGTCCGGCGGGAACATGGATCAGGTGGCGTTCCTCGCCGACCTGGTGGGGCTCCGGGGACAGAAGGCTGCCTCCAATCTGAAGGACCTCTTCATGAGTGGGAAGGTCGGCGAGCTCGTCAAGGAGCTCGAAGGCGCGCGTGGGTCCGCCGAGAAGATGGCCAACCTGCGGATGCAGAATCTGAAGGGTGACATCGAGCTACTCGGGGGCGCGGTCGATTCGCTCAAGATCAAACTCTTTCAGACGGAGAGCGGCCCACTTCGCGACATCGTGCGCGGCATGACGGCTTGGATCGAAAAAAACGATCGGCTCATCAAGTCCGAAATCCTCCAATTCCTGGAACACGGGAAGTTCGCTGTTGACGCTTTCGGGCGCGGAATGCGGGAGGGCTTCGACTCCGCAATGGTGGTCGTGAACGCTCTTCTAGGTCCACTCAAGATCTTCGACGGGCTGATCGGAAATCGCACGTGGCCCGAGAACGTTCGGGCACTTGGTCAAGCCTTCGGGTTTCTGGCGGTGGTGACCGCGGGTTTCCTTGCCTACACGGTTGCGGTGAAGGCGGCGCGAGTCGCGACGGTTCTCTTCGGGATTGCGACGAAGGCCGTCCGCATCGTCGTGCTCGGATTCCAGCTGGCCATGAAGGGCCTGCGGGCGGCGATCATTCTCTATCAGATCGCTTCGAGGGCAGGGGTCGGCGGGACCATTGCGCTGTCCCTGGCGAGCAGAGCAGCGACGATCGACATGATTGCTGCTCGCGCAGCCGCGCTCGGTGCCGCGGCAGGCTTGAAGGCGATGGCGATTGCCGGCGGTGCGGTCGCAGCAGCAGTCGCGTCCATCCTTGTCGCATGGGATCAGTGGAACCAGCTCCTCGCGCAAACCCAGGGTTTCGAGGGTGTCTTGGCGGGTATCGGCGCCCTGCTGAACGGAGAGTCGTTCTTCAAGGGTGTCGACGACTTCATGAACGAGAAGGCGCGCGCGGAGTTCGAGCTCCAAAAGCAAACCCCCCCGACCCTCGAGATCAAGCCACCTGACTTCAGCGAGATCGAGAACCATTTCGCGGCACTGACCATGCCAGAGATCGGGGTTGTGGTTCCCCCTCCGCTCGAGGTCGCCAAACCCGACCCGCTCGCAGTCCAAAAGCCACTGCCGCAGATTCAGATCGCGAAGCCCGCATGGGTCGACGCGTTCGAGCAAGGCTCCGGACCGGCGCCGGGCACGCCTGGAAACTTCTTTGGAGCGGCTCCTCCCGCGCAGGTCGTTCCTCCGAGCGCTGCGCCACCTGTCTCGACGACTGAGACCAAAAACACGAACACGACCGACAAGGCTGAGATCACCATCAAGAGCCAGGGTGGGAAGGCGACGGTGACGAAGAAGCCTCGCGGTAACACGAAGGTGAATGTCGCTCCGTCCGGCGGGTTCTGATGGCGAACGCAATCGCACCGGGACGCGAGCAGTCGTGGGAAGATAGGCTGCGGGAAGCGGCGTACACGTCCCCCAGCAACCGTCGCATCCTGTTTCAGTACGAAGACTTGAGCCGCGAGTTCGACCTCCGAACTGCTGCTTTCGATTTTGCAGGGCTGAACGATTCTTACGTCCAGCAAAACGGGAACGGCTCGAGGCGTTACCCGCTTCGATGCTTTTTCACCGGTCGCGATTGCGATCTGCTGGCGACTGCGTTCGAGGCTGCACTGCTCGAGCACGGTCGAGGAAAGCTCGAACACCCGCTCTATGGGACGTTCGATGTCGTGCCGTTCGGTACGGTCACCCGACGTGATGACCTGAAGACGAGCGCGAATCAGTCGATCGTGGAGGTCGTTTTCTGGACGACGCTCAAGACGGTCTATCCGCTAGCGATCGTCGCGCCGCAAAGCGAGATCCTCGCTGCGATCGAAAGCTTCAACTTCGCGGCCGCCCAACAGTTCGCGAACAGCACCGACCTGAGAGGCGCGCTGAACCAGGCGAATGCGAAGGCTGGCATCAAGAAGTTTCTCGACGACACGAGCGGCGCGCTCTCCAAGGTCGCTGGTGCTGTCGCCTCCGTCAACTCTGCGTTCCGCGACGCGCAAGCGGTCGTGAACCAGGGGATGGACGTCCTCATCGGACAGCCGCTGCAGATCGCCCTTGCGATCTCGAACCTCATCACCGCGCCCGCGCGCGCTCTCACCGGAATCGAGGATCGCCTCGATGCGTATGGGGCTCTCGCGGACAAGATCTTCGGGTCCCCACAGGGGAACCCCTCGAGCGCCACTTCCACGGGAAGCGCGCTCCGGCGACGCCGTCAGCGCATCATGAACGACTGGCGCATCGCCGACCATTGGTACATGGCGACGGTGGGCGCGACCGTCACGGCGATCACGGCCACTCCGATTTCTGACGATCCGTCGGGTGACGTGCGGACCTCGCTTTTCCGCAGTCGTGGGGATCGGTCGTCACCGGGCGCGCAGTTCGTCACCAAGCCGCAGGCGCTGCGAGCGGCCGAGGACGTGATCGGGAAGTTCGATACGCTGATCGAGTGGAGAGACGCTGGCTTCGCGGAGCTCGACGCGATGGGAGGGGTCAGCACCTTTCAGGTCGACACGGGCGAGGCCATCGCTGCATTGCAGGAAGCCGTGGGGCTCGCGGTTGGTTTCCTCGTCGAGACCTCGTTCTCGCTCGTCCCCGAGAAGCGCATCGTGCTCGATCGCAACCGCACGATTCTCGACCTCGCAGGCGAGCTCTACAAGGCGACGGACAACGACACACTCGACTTCCTGATCAACACGAACGAGCTCACGGGCAGCAAGATCCTCGAGCTCGAACGAGGCGACACGATTCTCTACTACCCGTGATCGCCGGCTCGCGAGGCAACACATGGCGAGCACGCCCGAGCCCGAAAAGATTTCGGTATTGATCGACGGGAAGGTGTTTCTTCACTGGTCGGACATCGAGATCGAGTTCGCGATGGACTCCTTCTCGAGCGTCACGTTCAGGGCGCCCTTCGAGCCCGACAAGCGTGACTTCCGGGAGGTATTCAAGCCGTTCACGTTCAAGCCGCTCGAGATTCGGATCGAGCAGAGCGTGATGTTCACCGGAACTCTGGTGGACGTTGCGCCAGACTTCGACGCGGACTCGAGCGAAGTCGTTGTCACGGCCTACTCGCTGCCAGCAGTGCTGGGTGACTGCACGGCGCAGGGTGAAAAGGTACCTCACGAGTTCAAGAAGATCGGGTTCGAGGAGATTGCCAAAACACTTGCCGCGCCGTTTGGAATACGCGTCCGAATGCTCGCCGAGGGCGGGTCCGTCATCGACAAGGCGAAGCTCGACACCGGCGAGAAGATCTTCGAGTTTCTGATCAAGCTCGCGCAGCAGCGCTCGCTCATTCTCTCGAGCACACCCGAGGGCGAACTGCTTTGCTGGCGCTCGGTGGAAGCCGGGAACCCGCGAGCTCGCATCATGCAGGGCGAGCAGCCGCTTGTGAGCATCAAGGCGAGTTTCTCCCCCCAGGACTACTTCAGCGAGATCACCGGATTCGCCTCCGAGAAAAGGCGCAAGGAGGGATCGAGGTACACGGCACGAAACCCGTGGCTGACGACCGTAATTCGGCCTTTCTCCTTTCGGCTCGACGACACCGAACGCGGGGATGCGCCAGCGGAGACTAAGAACAAACTTGCAAGAATGTTCGGCAATATGGCGAGCTGGTCCATCGAGGACCTGCCGACGTGGCGCGACCCGCAAGGCGACTTGTGGGAGCCGAACACCACGATCCTCGTGACGGCGCCGAAGGCAATGATCTACCGCGAAACCGAACTCCTGATTCGAACTGTCCGTTTCAAGCAGAGCGCGGGCAGCTACACCGCCGACCTAGAAGTCGTTCTTCCGGGCGCGTTCTCGGGTGACGTTCCAAAAGTTCTGCCGTGGGATGACTGATGGGCTGGCTAGCGCGCG